AGCGAGCACGTAGGAACGAACCCGGCTCCACGCTCGGGAGCTCGGCCGTCCGGTCCCGTTCCATCCCCGACCCTTCACCCGTCCATCCTCCCTACCTATCGCGCGCGCGTCACCTAAGCGAACGCGGACCCACCCGCCCGCCCCCTCCCCCTAATCCCCCTCCCCCGTGGATCGGGAGTGGAAGGGCCGTGCCGTTCGGTCCGCGTTGTCCCCGGTCGTCTCGGTCCCGGGAGAGCCGATCCCCGGTCCCCGCGGCCACGCACACGGGGAGCACCCGCACCCGGGCACGACGTGGAACCCGGGCGACGCGGACGGACTACACGCGCGGTGCCGGGCTCGGAGCGCTCGGGAAACGGGGCGACAGGACGGGGCCGCGACGGTGGGCCGCGCGCCCGTGCCACGGCGCTCACGCGTCCCCTAGGACGAGCTGCGCGGACCACGTGGCCACCGGGCGGGACGGATCGAACGCTAGGCACGTCCCGTCCACCGTGTCCGCGAGCCCGTGGAACGCCGCGAACCGACGCCGACTGTTCACCCGGCCTACGTGAGTCGGGAGCCCGAGCGCGCGAGCGTGAGCGAGTAGCGCACGCGCGGCCGGGCCGAGCTTCCACGCCGTAGACCCTCCGATGAACAGCGCCCCGAACGCGTCCCACGGGACCGTTTCGGGAGTCGCCCCGTCCTGCGCCACGAACGCGGGAACGAACCCGAGCGCGCGCACCGACGGAGCGAACGGAACCGACCGCGCGACGGTGGCCGCGTGATCCCCCACCACGTCGGGACACGTCACCCATAGCGCCGTGCGCGGCTGTCGGTCCAGCCACGCTAGGTAAGCGGCGTCCCCGACGTACGTTGCCGGGGAGTAGCACCCGGAATCCGCGGCCCACGTCCACGCCGGGTCCACGCGATAGCGCGACCGGGGCGTGACGAGAGCTCCGACCCGGCCCGCGTCTATCTCGGGCCGGATCGTCGGGTGAATCGCGCCCGTGAGATAGACCGTCGTCACGGACGCCACCGGGACGCCGTGGCCGCGGCTAGCACGACCGCGGCACCCTTCACGACGAGCTGCCCGAGGAACGCGGACCACGTGAGCCCGAACCCGGCCAGGGTGAGGAATAGCACGGCGTCACTAACTATGCCGACGAGCCCGGACACGACGACCGCGAGCACGAGCCCGCGCGCCCGGAGCCGTCCGAACGTGGCCGCGTCGAGTAGCTCCGACACGAGGAACGCGGACGCCGACGCGAACGCGAGAGACGGGGACACGGTGAGCGCCGACACGACCGCCCCGGCCACGACCGCGCCGAACGCGAGCCCGGCCCCGCCGTAGACCGTCACGGCGTCACGCACCGTGAGCACGAGCCCGGCCGCGAACGTCCCCGCGGGCACGAGTAGCGGCCCGAGCTCCACGAGCCCGAGCCGGTCCGTGAGCACGTTGGCCGCGGCCACGAGTAGCACGAGCACGACCGCGAGCACGACCCCACGGCGGCTCACGGCTTGCGCTCCGCGCGGGCCCGTGCCTCGCACCGTCGGCACGAGTGGCCGGTGCCGATCCACACGGACACACGGGAGTACGTGTGGCATCGGACGCACTTGACGGGCGTGGCGTGCCAGTACGCACCCGCCGTGAGGTACGTGGAGCCGGGGCAGGGATCAGCACTCATCGGGGCCCCCGTGGTCGTGGTCGTGGTGGATAGACAGCGCCACGGCCGCGGCGGAGCGGAGCCGCACGGCGATACGGAGCCGTGTCGGGTTCGGGCAGGCGAGGCATACGGCCGTATACCCGCCGCCGCGGGCCGGGACGGTGAGCCCGACGCCGGACGGGGACGGGGACGGGCCCACGGTCACCACGGGAACACGTTCACGGCTAGGGACGGGTCGGTGGCGCTCTGTTCCGCTAGGGAGCGGAGCAGCTCGTCCCGGTGCGTCTCGCACACGGGGACGGGCGGGACCGCGAACGCCGCGGACGTGGCGCGGACGCTCCACGTGGGGATCTCGGGACAGCCGGGCGCGGAGCATCGGCCCACGGCGCTCACGGTGCGTTCCCGCCCGTGTAGGGGACGATCACGCACACGTGGTCCCCGGCGCACGGGTTCCACGCGTCCGCGGTGAGCCCGGCCACGAGCGCGAGCGTGAGCCCGGCCACGACGAGCGCGCGGGCCCGGGCCGTCACCGGGCACCGTCCAGCACGGCCGCGGCTACGGCGTCCACGGTCGCGGCCAGGGTCGCGGCGTCGGGACACGGGTACTGCCACGAGCACGCCACGCACCATCCGTCCCGGCCGGGGTAGTGACGGGCCGCGGCGTCGGTGATCCCGTCGAGTGCGGCCCGGAGCCCGACCGCGGGCCGGGAGTCCACGACGAGGGCCCGCGACACGGCCCGGGCGCGTGCGGAGACGGTGCGCGGGGACGTGACATAATCACGGCTCGCGGTTCCGTCCGTGAGTGTGGCGTCCGGCCCGTGGAGTGATTCGACCCGCTCCGCGGGCCGTCCGTCTGTCCGGGCCCCGTCCACGTAGGACACGGGGATCCGCCACGGGGAGCGGGGACCGCCGAGCCGGAGAGCTCCGGGGATGCGTCCCGCGGAGCAGTCACGTCGGAGGGTGGCAGGGTGGCGGCCTAGCGCGGCCGCGGCGTCGGTGAGCGTGAGGTACACGGCTATCCGTTCCGGTCGTGCCCGGGGATCGGATGCGCGCTCTCGTGCGTGTGTGTCGCTTATCGGCGCGGCCCCGACCCGCGAGCGGGTGCGTGAGTGTGCGGGGATGCTACGCCGTGGGGACGGCGTGCGCCTAGCCGGACGGCGTGTCGTCACGCTCCGTGTCGGCCGGCGTCACGGTGCGTGTCCGCTCGTGGTCGGTCCAGTCCCGGTGCCGGGCTCCCTCCGCGTAGACGAACGCACCGAGCCCGACAGCGCCGAGCGCGAGACACGCGGCCGCGTACGGTGCGGACGCGGGTTCGGCCACGTCGAGAGCGAGCCCGGTTCCGGTGAGCGTGACCGACGCGAGCAGCGTCGGCCACCGGGTGAAATCCGGGCTCAACTGTTCAGGATGCGCCGGGAGGTCGTGGGCTGTCCCGCGCGGGCCGTGTCGGTCGTGGTCCGCGGGACCGTCGCGTCCACGCCACCCATCAGCGCCCAATAGTGGGACTGACTCACGAGGTTGCCGGCCGTTCGGCGCTGCCCGTCCCACATGGACGAGAGCTGGAACTCCCAGACGCGGCGTGCGATCCGGTCCACGTCGTCGTTGCTGAGCGGCATATCGGGATCCTCCGGGGTCGTGGGCGGGGCCACGGGGCCCCACCCGGGTACGTCGGTGGGCCAGGACCATCCGAGCCACCGTAGGTTGCCGAACCGGGACAGGGCGGCCTCTTGGATCGTGGAACCCACGTTCCCGATACAGAACCCGGGCCGGTTGATCGTGGCCACGTGGCCGGGCCGGTTGTCCGAGCTGCGATGGGCCCACCATGCGACAGCACCCACGGGCGGGTTCGTGCCGGTCCGCATCCGGCCCGCGTTCTGGACCGCACGCGCGCCGTCGTAGGCCGTGGCGTAACCGGCCGGTTGGGACGGGAGCCGCCACGTCCGCGCGACGATCCCCATACAGTGCCCGGCCACGGTGATCCCGTGGAACGTGGACGCACCCACGGACGCGGTGATCCGCGCGAGCCCGTCGTCCGTCGCGCGTACCCGGTTACTCACCGTCGTCCCCGTCGTCGTCCCCGTCGGGATCCTGCGACCCGTCGGGCGGGATCAGCTCGTCCGGATCGATCAGCGGGCCGTCCGTCATGGCGTCACCGGCTCTACGTCGGTGATCGGCACGCCGCACACGCCGCACACGACGAACGGGGCCGGGTCCGGGCCGAGCTCGCGGCCGGCGTCGTCCCACCGGATCGCGGTGACGGGGATACGAGCGTCGGCGTTGGCGCACCCGTCGGTACGGCACGTCACGTAGTGAGTCGTGGTCTCCATCGTCATCCCGTCCCTTGGATCGCGTGCCACGAAACGTCCACGTTCACCGTCGCGGCCGTGCCGTCGATCTTCCGAATGCCCACGGTTACGGCCGTGGTCGTGGGCGACCCGAGATTGTGCGCCGACGCGATGGACGTTCCTTGCGCTGTCGCGGACACGCGGACCGCTTGACCGGCCACGAACCGACCAACCGGGAACGTGACGACCGCGGACGCCGTAACCGAGTTGTTCAGCGCCACCGTCACGACTCCGGACGCGTGCGCGGTCGGGACACGGTGGACGGGGAGCGCGCGTGCCATGGCTTCCATCTGCCCGGCACCGTTCGGCGGGTCACCGTCGGCCGGGTAGGGGATGCTATTGAACTCGGGCATAGGGTCATCCTTCCATCGTCAGAACGGTCCGCCCGTGTACGCCGCGTCACGAGTCGTGAACGTGGACGCGTCGAGCCCGGACAGCGGGTGCGTGACGGACTGGACCACGTGCGTCTCGGTGAGCCCGCCGAGCATCCCTAGGCGGATCGTGTCCCCGGGGATGATCCACGGGGCCGGGATCCCGCGGGCCGTGACTTGACGGAACCGGCCCACGACACGCCGCGCCATGGCCAACGCCGCGGCGTTCGCGTCCGTCTGAGACGGGAGCTCTCCGCGCTCCACGGGTAGATCCTCCCGGTACGTGTGTCGCCCGTACGGGCCACCGACCCGGGTCGGGGATCCGGCGCGCGTGTCCTGCCACACGCCGACGCGACGCCGCGGTTGGATCTTGACCGACACGTCTAGCGGCGTCCCGTCCGGGAAGAGCGCCGGGTTACCGGACGGGCGGACCGCGCGCACGACCCGGACGGGGATCGTCCACACGTTCGCGGCCAGGGTCGGCGTCCCCGTCACGTAATACACGACCCGGGACGGTGACTTGTCCCCGTCGGTGGCCACGAGCCGGATACGGTCCGCCCGGGCCAGGGAGTCACCGGGCCGCATCCCCGTGAACGTGTCCCCCACGTCGGTCCCGTTCGCGTCGAGCCGGTGAACGAACAGCCGCGTAGCGGAACCCGGATCAGCGTTGGCCGCGATCCGGCCGGACGCCGCGGTCGTCGTGGACGTCACCCAGTCGTGGCGGGTGCGTCCCTCCGCGGCGTCGGTCGTGTAGACGAGCGCGACCCGGTTGGGCCCCCACTCCCGCGTGGAGCCGTACCCGACGAGGGACGCACCCGCCGCGACGGTGAGGTCCGGAGACGGTTTCGCGGTCGGGACGGGACGGAGCACGAGACGCCCGGCCGCGTCGAAGAATGCTTCGGCACCGTAGTCGGCCATGATCCGCTCCACGACCGGCCACACGTCCCCGTCAAGTGTGTAGGCACCCTCCGGGATGATCGTGGACCCGACCGCGCCGAGCTGATCCACGACGATCACGTCCGGGATGGACCGGCGCACGATGATCGGCACGAGGTCACGCAAGTCCGCGGCGTCCGAGCTCGTCGGCGTGTCGTACCGATCTTCGTTCACGACCGCTTCTAGGGACGTGGCCAGGATCCGGACCGCGGCGTCGGGCCGATCAATCTCCACCCGCGCGAGGGCGAGCGTCGCGGCCGTGAACGGGTACTCCACGCCACGGAACCGGCCACCCATCGTCACGCGGACCCGACCCCCGTACGCGGTGATGGCGTCCGGGAGCAGCGTCGGCGTGATCGTCGTGGGGAGGGTGGCGTCCAACGTGGTCCGCGGCCACCGGGACGCATCCCACGTGAGCTCCCCGTCCACGGGTGCCACGTTCACGGCACCGGACGTGCCGGGGAGCCAGAACCGGAGCCGGGTGAACGGTGCGAGCGGGGACCGGGCGTACAGGGCGTCCAGCGTGGCCGGGTGATCGGTAGGCATCGGTCACGGCTTCCGGATGTTCGCCACGGCATCGGACCACGTGGCGAACGTGGCCGAGAACGCCGTCCACGACGGGAGCCGGGAGTCCATCCCGACGAGCTCCCACGTCCACTCCGGGTCCGGGAGGTAGGGCCCTAGGTCACGCGTGACGGCCTGGTACGTGATCGTCCACAGCCGCGCGCCACCCTTGTCCGTCTCGTTCACGAGCTCTTCCCGCACCCGCGTCGGGAGGATTACGAGGTCGTCCACGTTGGACACGCACGCGGACCGGATCACGAGCGGCGTTCCGGGTGCGAGCAGAGCGAGCAAGTCCGCGCGGGCGTCGGTGCCGGAGAGCAGCAGGACGAGCTCCCCGTTACGGAACCGGAGCGGAGCGACAGCCACGAACGGGTCACGCCGGTCCAGAATGTCGAACCAGACGGAGCGTGCTTCCCACTCGTTAGGGAGCTGATCCGCGACCGTGACGAGCACGTGGCGTGTCGGGTCGGTGGCATCGGACAGGACCGCGACGCCCGGGTCCGTGAGAGTCGCGGACGCTTCCGCGGCCGCACCCGTGGAGTCGGTGACCCGGTACAGAATGTCCCGACCGAGCGGAGCGAACCCGTCCACCGTCACCCGGCCGGTTGGATCGTTCACCGTCGCGGGTACCGCGTAGTCGTCCCCGCCCGTCGGGTACGCACGCCACGAGTACGGGCCCGTCCCACCGGCCGCGAACAGCTCCACGAACGTCCCGCCGTACGGGTTCGGTCCCGCCGTAGCCGTGAGCGCCATAGCCTGTCCCCTCCCCCTACTCGCGGACGCCGCGGTCGTACGGAACTTGCTGACGGTACGTGGACCCTCCCGGCGCGTACGCGGACCCGCGCGCCGAGTAGTAGTCCGCTTGCTTCCGGAGCTCCCGCGTATTGAGTCCTAGGTATCGGTTCCATTCCTGCTCCGCTTTGGAGCCGCGTTCCACGGCGTCGGCGCGGTCCCGGAGGTCGTCGGCCATATCGCGGAGCAGACTCCGCGTCGGCCCAAGCGACCCTTCCGCGTCGATGAGTGATCCACTCATCTTGTCCGCGTAGGACGCGATACGTTCCGCGGCCGGTCCGCCCTTGATGAGAGCGTCATATATGCGCTCGGTGCTGATCCCGGTTGTTTCGGAGTAGCGGGAGACCTGTTCCATCCCGGCCACGACCGACCCGAAACGGTCCGTGAGCACCTGTTCCAACTTGGCCTGATCGTCGGCACCCTCACGGAGCTGCTGAAACGCGGCATCGGCGGCCGCGGCCGCGGCGTCCGCGGCCGCGCGCATCTGCTGGAACACTCCGACGGCAGCCGTGGCTAGACCGGCCAACGCGAGACCGATAGGGCCGCCCGTGCCGAGCGTGGCCGCGAGCCCGCCCACCGTCCCGGACACGAGCCCGGACACGTCCCCGGAACTGATCGACTCCCCGAGATTCTGCGCCAGCTCGTTCCCGGCTTCCCGGCCGGTCTCCCGAAACGTCTCGGTCGTGTCGCGTTGGATCTTGTCGTTCTCGGAACGGACCCGGGTTGCCGCGGCCCGGTAGGACGCGGCTAGGTCACGGGTGAACTCGTCCGTAGAGCGTTCCATCTTCTCCGCGGCCGCGTCATAGTCCCGGGCGATCTTGTCCGATGACTTCTCCGCGTCCCGGGCCGTGGCGTCGAGCGTGTCGGCCACGTCGTCGGCACCCTTGACGAACCCGGCCACGTCGGAGAGGAACCGGACCACGAGGTCACGCGGTTTCGTTCCTCCCCCGCCACGGGTAGCCATGCCTACGCACCTCCGTTCAGCATCCGGACCGCGAGCCGTTCCACGGTCGCCGTCCAGTCCGCGAGCACGTCCGGGGCCACGTACTCCGCGGACGGGTAGATCCACCGACCCGACGGGGCCGCGTCCGGCACGAACTGGCGTGTGGAGCGTCGCAGCACCGGCACTTGACGGCCGCGCCTGGTCTCCACGTAGTCCGACCACCGGAGACCGTCGGACCCGAACTCCAACGCCCGAGCGAGCACCCGGCCCGGGACGCCGGACCCGGTGACAGCACGAGCGCCACCGAACGCCACGCCCGGTGTCCCCTTGTACGGGGCGTACCGGGCCGTGGACGCGATCCGACGGGCCGCGGCCGGGTTCGGCGTGCGACCCGCGAACCGGGCCGCGGCGTCGCGGAGCTCGGGCATGATCCCCAACGCGTCCGCGCGGAGCTGCTTGGTGAGGTCTCGGTCCAGCGTGGACGCCAGAGCCACGGCCGCACGAGTACGGCCGGGAGCGTCCACGAGCACCGAGAACACGACGAGCCCGGGACTAGGGAGCGGTCGGGTCGATGAACGTCGGGGAGCCCGAGACGGGGAGCTCCACCGAGAACGCCGACAGAGCACCGACGGTGAAGTCCGACCCGGGAGCCACGAGCGTAACCGCGTACTCGATCTTGCGGCCGGGCTCCCGGACCGGGAACGGCTCCACGGTCACCGTCGCGGGCTCCCCCGCGTGAGAGCGGAGCAGACGGAACAGCGACGCCGGGTCAAGGGACGTGTTCGCGGCCACGGTGAGCGTGTAGGACGACGGGCCCGCTTCCACGATGGACCCGTCCGGGCACGCCGTCCGGCTCGTCACCGTGTCGTGGGACTCGTTCTCGGTAACGCCGGTAATGGCGCACTCGTACGCGACAGCCGCGTCCGTCCCCTTCTTGATCGTCACGACCATGGTCGTGACGGCGTATCCGACAGCACCCATCGGGCTCATTCCTTCCCGTTCTCGGTTGTGATCTTCCACGCCGGGTGATCGGCGTACGTTCCCGGTTCCGCTTGCGTCCACGTGATCCCGGCCGCGTCGAGCGCCGCGAGCACGGCGTCCGCGGCCGCGTCTACCGAGTCATCCCCCGGGCCCCGCTCGGTGTCCGGTGTCACGATCCACACGTCCACCGTGAGCTCGGGAGCCGGGCACGCCGTCCCGAACGGGACGAGCGACACGGGTGCGAGCACGACGAGCGGGACCGTCGTCGGGTCCACGTTGCGCGGTGAGTCCACGACCACGAACCCGGGACCGAGCCGGGTCGTGAGGGTGGCCGCGAGCCGGGCCCGGATCCCCACGAGGTAGGACACGTGGCTCACCCGACCATGGGGACGCCGCGCGACGGTCGGAGCAGAGCCCGCACCGTGCCGGAGACCGGCCGCACCGTGACGGCGTACTGATCGAACCCGAGCACGTCCCCCGTGTCCCGGCGCGTCGCGGTCCACGCGTCCCGGGCGTGGAGCACGTTTGCCATGCGCCACCGTTCCGGGGCCGGGTCCGTTCCCGGGGGAGCCACGCGGACGAGCTCGTCGGCCGGGACGTAGGACTCGCACGCTTCCCACGAGAGCGTGAGCAGAGACGTGAGCACGTCGTCCGGGAGGTTCCCGGCGTCGGGCCACACGCCGCGGGCGTAGTCGTTGTCCGCGGGTGCGTCCATGGTCCCTCCCTCCGGTGACAGAGCGTGACGGCCGGCGTTGCGGAGAGTGACGGGGCCCCGGTCGTGGCGTCCGGGGCCCCGCCCGCTCTCCGCTCCGCTAGCGGGTCGTGCGGGTCGTGCGGGTCGTGGCCGGGGCCGCGGCCGTGACCGTGGCCTTGACGATCCCCGCGGGCTCGTGGACGCCGAGCACGCCGTACCCGAACGCGCCCGTGTCCTCGCCACCCTTCACGAGGTCCACGGCGTTAACTCGGATGGGGACCGAACCGAGCTCGTACCACGTGGCCGCGTTGCGGACGCCGACGATCACGTCCCCGGCCGCGAGACCCGGGTGCGTGCCGAACGCGAGCCCGCCGACGTTCCCGTCCGCGGTCGGGAGCCGGAACGTCCCCGACAGGAACGCGAGCGGGTCGTGCCCGGCCAGAGCCTTTACGCCGATGCTGCCGAGCAGACAGAACGTCGGAGCACCGACGGGGAGCACGGCGAGCACGGCGTCCACGATGGTCCCGAGCACGTCGGACGCGTCCGCGGGCGTGACGGCCGTGGCCGATGCCTTGATGCCGGTGAGCGCGAGACCGTCGGACCACTTGGAGTATGACGCGGCCATCCGAGCCCAATAGGACTCCCAGTAGCCCGCGACGCCGAAGTCCGCGAAGATCCGGTCGTGGTCGTGGGCCCCGGCCCACCGCTTGGCGTCCCACTCCACGGTCTCCGTCGTGGCCGCGTTGGACGGTACAGCGGCCTTGTCCCCGCCGTAGGTGGCACCCTCCGGGGCCACCTTCCAGCGCCACCCGAGCACCTTCGGCCCGGTGAGCTCACCGGACGCGAGCAGCGGCACGACGGACCGCTCGTAGGTGTTGCGGGACCACGCCTCGCCGACCCACTGGGGCGGGAGGACGTGCGCGTTGGCCGTGTAGGTGAGGTCCGACAGGGCCGCCGTGAGCTCGGGGGATCGGTCCCCGCGGGCGTACGCCGCGAGCATCCGGTTCACGTCCGCGAGCGACGGTCCGGCCGCGGGGGTCGTGGCCACGGGGCCCGGCACCGAACCGGGGACCGCGGCCGCGGTGAGGGTCGTGTCCATGGTGTCTCCGTTCTCGTCCCCGGTGCCGTCCGGCTCGGGAGTCTCGGTCTCGTCGGGCCCGGGCTCGGGCTCGTCGTCGGTCTCGTCGGTGGTGTCGGTGGTGTCGGTGTCGGGCTCGGTGTCGGGCTCGGTGTCGGATGCGACGAGCTGCGCGGACGGGAACGCCGGGGCCACGACCGCACCGGCCCCGGTGAGCACCGACGCCACGAGCCGTCCGTCCCGGATCACCACGGCGTCGAGCTCCACGGACACGCCGGTCCGGAGCCCTTCCGCTGCTTCCGCGAGGAGGTCGTCCCCGGCGCGCGTGTCCGCGACACGGAACGCCGCGACGAGCCCGTCCGTCGTCTCCGCGAGCGACACGGCCCGACCGAGCGGCCGGGTCCGCTCGTGCTCCAAGTTGAGCACGACCGCGGCCGGGTCGTCGGGGAGCGTCACCGACCCGGGGCCCGCGGTGACGGTGCCGACGTTGGTGCGGCCCGGCTCCCCGAACGGGAGCAGACGGTACGTCAGGGTTCGGGCGTCACGGTCGGACGCGGTGAGCGTGCCGTACGCGCGGATCATGGCGGGTTCCTCCCCTAGTCCGGGACGTTCTCGGTGGAGCTGTCACGGGTCACGGCCGCGAGCCCGGAGGTATCGAACGCGACCCGGGAGCCGCGCGGGATCACGTCGTCCATGGACAGCCGCGCTGTGATCGCGTCCATGTAGAGCGTCACGCCGTAGTCGAGAAACTGCCCGTTTCGGCCGGTCGTGGTCTCGTAGGTGAGGGACGCACCCGCGGACGTGGCGTCGAGCATCGCGGCCGGGATGGACACGTGTCGCGCGATATCCACGGCCGCGGCGTTGCGCCCATCGATCAAGAGTTGTTCGGGGACCGCGCCGAGCGGGTGCGCCTCTATCCCGTAGGACGAGAACCCGACCGCGCCGGACTCCGGATTGGACCGGGCCGCGACCCATTGGGCGATCAGCTCGTCCCGCTCCGCGGGCGTGAGCTGTACGTCCGTGGTCTGTCGGAGCTCCACGGAGGGGACCGGGTTCCCGGCGTGCCGGGCCGCGGACCGTTCCAACCGGGACGCCGCACGGAGCGACCGGGCCGCGAACGCGAGGACTCCCTCGTGAGGTCCGGGGATCAGCACGACCGATTCCGCGGGGACAGCCTTGTCCGCGATCAGCACCCGGCCGCGGTCGTCGGTTGTCCAGTCATCGAACGGGACACGACCGGCGCGGATCACGGTGGAGTCTGTGCCACGCTCCACGGCCCATAGGCTCCACCCGTGGAACAGAAGATCGTCCACGGTCCAGAGCATCCGGTGGTACGCGGAGACCGGGCCGTCCGAGCGGTACGTCCACACGGGCCCCGGATCCTGTCGGGTCGCGCCCGTGTAGGCGACGAGCGGACACGACGCGATGGAACCCGCGATCAGGTGCCGGGCCCTAGCCATGGCGGGAACGGTCATCGCTTCCGCGCGGATCATCGGGAGCACGTCCGCGCCGAGCACGTCGGCCCACACGACCGCGGCTAGGTCACCGACCGACCACGGGGACAGGATCTCGGACGACACGGGGACAGCTCCACCCGTGCCGATCCGCAACGCGTCCCGAATCCCCATCGGACCCCACGGTAACGGACCGTAATGGCCGGCGTCACTCCGTGTGATCGGCGTGTCACCCGGTCACCGTGTGCGCGGTCGGGACCGTCCGGGGACGCCGCGCACCCGCGGCCGCGAGCGTCGCGGCCACGAGCGGGGACGAATCCGACCCGCCACGCCGGTCCCATACCCACCGTTCCCCAAGGGTGCGCGCACCCGTGGTGAGCGCCGACGCGGTGAGCGCCGGTTGCTCCCGGTGGGCGAGCGTCCCGGCCCGAACGTCCGCGGCGAACGTCTCGCACGCCGCGGCGTAACGGCCCGTCGTGGTGAGCTCCACGGGGAGCCGCGCCCGGTCCAGAGCGTCGCAGAGCGCCGCGGCCGGGCCGAGCGGGTCCGCGTGGAGCGGGACACGGTGCCGGGCTCGGAGCTCCCGCCACCGGGGGACCACCCACTCCCACGACGGGCCCGCCGCGATCAGCTCCACGACGGTCCGGCCGTCCACGAGCGCCGCGGCCACGATGGACGCCGAGCTCCCGTCCGCGGCCACGTCCACGCCGAACGTGAGCGACCCGCCCGCGGGTGCCAGGGTGGACGCACACGCGGCCCACGACTCCCCCGACAGGACCGCGGCCGTGCGGGTCGCGGCCGGAGTCCAGAGCCCGCACACGGCCCGGGCGTACTCGTCGGCGTCCATCGTGTTCCGCATCCCGAGCACGCCGGACGTGGTGATCGTGTGGCCGACGGCCGGGTGGACGCGCGCGATCACGGCCGGGTCGTCAAGGTCGTCCCCCGGGTCCGCGCCGTAGTCGATGAGCGCCACGCCCGGCGTCCCGTCCCGGCCTAGGTCCATCCACCGGGCGAGCCACGTGGAGAGCCCTTCCTTCCCGCCCGCGGACACGATCCACAGCTGGCGGCGCGGGCGGGTGAGCTGCGCCGGTTGGATCCCCGCTTCCAGCTCCCCGCCCGCGTCGGTGGAGAGCGTCCATGCCTCGTCCACGGTCACCGTGTCCGCGTCCTGGCCGTGGAGCGCCGTGGCCGTGGGAGCGAACAGCGAGAGCACGCTCTCCGTCGGGACGGCCCGGATTGACTCGGACCCGTTGGACTGGCGCAACCGGAGGATCCGCGGGTGGAGCGGGGACCGGCGCACGAGCGGGGACCACGAGTCACGGAACGTGAGCGCCGCGTCCGCGCGTGTCTGCGCCGTGTACCACGCGCGGGTTCCGGGAGCGGTGAGCAGACGGTGCGTCGCGGCCGCTAGCTGGACGATGGACTTACCCGCGCGGCGTGGCACGTGGACCACGACGTACGGGAACAGCATCGGCCGTTCACCCGTGTCCGGGTCGGGAGGTCCGAGCGCCGTACCGAGCGCCGCGGCGTCACGCTGCCACGGCATGAGTGGCTGTCCGAGCGCGGCCGCGACGGTGGCCACGGCGTCCGCGGCGTGGATCGTGCCGGGCGGTAGGTCAGTCTGAAACCGTGGTCGTGCCGAGTCCCGCGAGGAACGCACCGAGCGCCGCATCCGTCGTCCCCTCCCGCGCGGTCTCCACGTCCCGGAGCGCGACCCGGAGCCGGTCCGCGCACATGGACGCCGTGTACGCGGACCCGTCCCCGTCCGCTAGGGCCCGGTCCGCGGCGTCACACGCGTCCGCGAGCGAACGGAGCGCCGAGCGTTCCGCGGCGAACGTGTCACCCGCGAGCACGTCGTCCCGCTTCCACGCACGGAGGGTCCGCTCCAACGCCGCGCGCCGTGGGCCGTGGCGACGCCGCGCCGCGGTCCCGCCGATCCGTAGTTGCTCGGTCACTCTCCGTCACCCTTCCGCGTTCGTACACGTGTTCTAATCCCGTGGTCCCGAGCCCGGGGACGACCCGGGAGAGAGACGCACGAGCCGGGCGTACCCACCGGCCGCGCCCGTCAAAGAGTCCACGTCACCACGACCGCGACGGACGCCCGAGACGCCCGGCCACCGACCCCAGCGCCCCACCGGACCGGCTGTTACACGCCGCACACGCGGCCCGGAGGTTGGCCGGGTCCAGCGCCGCGCCACCGAGCGCGAGCGGGACCACGTGGTCCACCGTGTCCGCCACGACCGAGCACGACGGCCCCGCGATCCGACACACGTACCCATCACGAGCGAGCACGTAGGAACGAACCCGGCTCCACGCTCGGGAGCTCGGCCGTCCGGTCCCGTTCCATCCCCGACCCTTCACCCGTCCATCCTCCCTACCTATCGCGCGCGCGTCACCTAAGCGAACGCGG